AGGAAGACTTTTATAAGGCATGCCGAGCAGCGTCTATCCTCGGTACCCTACAAGCAGGGTACACAGACTTCAAGTTCTTATCAGATACTTCTAAAAAGATATTTGATAGAGAAGCGCTACTAGGAGTCTCTATAACCGGATGGATGAACAATCCAGAAATACTTTTTGATGAAAAGATTTTACAAAAAGGAGCTAAGATTGTTAAAGAAGTTAACAAAGAAGTGGCAGCTATTCTTGGTATTAACGCTGCTGCTCGTACTACTTGCGTCAAACCTAGTGGTAATGCATCAGTTCTACTCCAAACAGCTTCTGGTATCCATGCTGAGCATTCGAATATGTACATAAGAAACGTACAGATGAATAAAGAGTCAGAGATAACTCAAGCAATAATGAAGACCAATCCTTATATGGTTGAAGATTCTGTATGGTCAGCTGGTGGTACTGATGTAGTAGTATCATTTCCAATTTTACCTAAAAAAGGTTCTATGTATAAAGACGATTTATTAGGCGTTAAACATCTTGAACTAGTTAAGAAAGCTCAGAAGCATTGGGTTGAGGCTGGCACTAACGAAGACTTATGCGCAGACAAAGGTGTAAGACATAACGTATCCAATACTATCATTGTAGATGACTGGGATGCTGTAGAAAAGTACGTGTTTGAAAATAGACATTCATTCGCAGGTATTTCTTTCTTAGGCATGACTGGAGATAAAGATTATAATCAAGCACCAAACACTGCAGTAATTACTGCAAAAGATATGGTAAAAAAATATGGTAATGCAGCAGTTTTTGCTTCAGGTATGGTAGTTGACGCATTAAAATGTTTTAATAACTTATGGGATGCGTGTTCAACTGCAAAAGGATTTGGTCAAGACATATCTTTGGAAACATCAGAAAATGCTATGAAAAGAGATTGGGTAAGAAGATTTAAAAAGTTTGCAGATAATTATTTAAACAAAGATACTATGTTAGCAGAATATTGTTTAAAAGATGCGTATTTACTTCATAAATGGAATAAGATACAATCAACTTTAAAAACAGTTGACTGGAAAGAAGATATAAAAGAAAGAAAGTATACAGATGTTGATACACTCGCTGCAGCTGCGTGCGCCGGTGGCGCCTGTGAAATCGATTTCTAGAGTCGTTTCTCCGTGTATAAAAATATGCACCTTGCAAGATAATTTTTGTATTGGCTGCGGTAGAACAACACAAGAAATAGCTGAATGGACAAAAGCATCTGATAAAAAGAAAAGAGATATACTTGAAAGATTACCAGATAGATTGCGAAGAATGTGATGAAACTTCATATGTGGCAGCATATCAAAAACCTGTTTACTGCCCGATCTGTGGAAGAAGAGCCGAAGCAGAAGAAGTTCAATCCATGGATCAGGATTAATAGTGAGAACATGTCTGATAAAGAAAAAATGGACAAAGGCTTTAATGGAAAAACATATAGTATAAATGGAATAGACGTAGACTTTTAATGGCAAAACATAAATTTAAAAACCCTGTAGTTAATTGGATTGATTATCGATTAGGAATATTTTCTTTTTTAAATCATGAATTAACTGAATATCCTACACCTAAAAATTTAAATTACATGTGGAACTTTGGTAGTTTGGCTGGTATAACTCTTGTGATAATGATTATCACAGGTATTGTTTTAAGTATGCATTATACTGCTCATGTTGATTATGCTTTTGATAGTGTTGAAAGAATAATGCGTGATGTTAATCATGGTTGGCTTATAAGATACATTCATATGAATGGTGCAAGTTTCTTTTTTATAGTAACATACATACATATCTTTCGAGGATTATACTATGGTTCGTATAAAGCACCAAGAGAGTTGTTATGGATATTAGGTGTGTTAATACTTTTACTTATGATGGCCACAGCTTTTATGGGATATGTCTTGCCTTGGGGTCAAATGAGTTTTTGGGGTGCAACAGTTATAACAAATCTATTTAGTGCTATCCCTCTAGTAGGAGAACAGTTTGTTACTTGGTTATGGGGCGGATTTAGCGTTGATCAAGCTTTATTGAATAGATTTTTTAGTTTACACTTTGTACTACCATTTGTAATAGTCGGCGTAGTTATATTACATCTAGTCGCCTTACATAGATTTGGTAGTAATAATCCGATTGGTATCGATATCAAAGGTAAACAAGATACTATTCCATTTCACCCATATTATACAATAAAAGATTTATTTGGACTTGGCGTGTTTTTGACTTTGTTTGCCGCAGCAGTATTTTTCTTTCCAAATTTTATGGGGCATCCAGATAATTACATTCCTGCTAATCCAATGGTCACTCCTCCGCATATCGTACCTGAATGGTACTTCTTACCATTTTATGCTATATTAAGAGCAGTACCAGATAAACTTGGTGGTGTATTAGCAATGTTTGGTGCCATATTAGTTCTATTTGTTTTACCGTGGCTAGATAGACAACCAATAAGAAGTTCTAATTTTAGGCCACTGTATAAAATGTTTTTCTGGATATTATTTGCAGATTGTATTTTACTTGGTTATCTTGGAGCAATGCCAGCAGAAGGTTGGTACGTCATAGCGAGTAGGATAGCAACAGGATATTACTTCTTTCATTTCTTAATATTACTGCCACTACTTCCAAAGTTTGAGCCAACAAGACCATTGCCAATTGGAATAGGAACTCCAATATTTGAAGCAAGTAGTCCTCTTGTTTTAAAAGGCGCTGTTCATAAAAAAGAATAAATAAATGCATGTGGTATTATAATGACACTGTATTTGAATCAACACCAGAAGAGTTTCAAGGATTCGTATATCAACTTACCGAAGTTAGTTCCAACAAAAAGTATATTGGAAAGAAAAACTTCTGGAAACCTAAAACTCTCCCCATCACTAAAACACGTAAGAGACGCGTACGCACGCGTGTCGAATCAAACTGGAAAGAATATTACGGGTCGTCGAATGAAGTACGCAACCTTGTGGAAAAAAACGGCCAAGACAAATTCAAAAGAGAGATATTAAAACTTTGTAAGACCAAAGGAGAAATGTCTTATTATGAAGCAAAACTTCAGTTTGAAAACAATGTTTTATTCAGAGACGATTACTTTAATAACTTCATAGGCTGCAGGATACACGCAAAACACTTAACAAGTTAAGTGAAAAAACGTTTACAAATGCAAAAAAGTATGATAGAATATATCTATCAAATAAAACATTAAGGAGTTATTATGGGTATATTCGTAGGAAGGTTCGATCATATCAATACAGAAAAAGTCGCGGCTAGACGCAGCAAGGCATGGGTTGGAAGGTTTAATCCTTGTAATTCAAATGACATGCAAGAATATGAAATGGTCAAGGCTATTGTTAGAAATGTAAATTCAAGTACTAGAGATAAATTTAGACTTGAAAGAAAAGGTAGAAAACCGATCAAAGGTTTCGCGTATGGCGGCAATCCTCGAGGTGGTATGAAAAATGCTACATTATGGGATGTATATATTTGGAGGAGACACGTAATATGATTATAGTTGATTATAGTGGCATCGCTTTAGCAAGTATTATTATTAATAAAACTTTTGATGAAGGTATGATAAGACATATGATACTTAACTCATTAAGAATGTATCGTACTAAATTCAAAGATGATTATGGCGAACTTGTAATAGCTGTTGACGGCGCAAATAACTGGCGCAGAAAAGCTTTTCCACAGTACAAAGCTGGCAGAAAAAAAGATAGAGATAAGTCTTCTTTTGATTGGGGCGAGGCATTTAGAATACTTCATATGGTAAAAGACGAAATAAAAGAAAACTTTCCATATAAGGTTATTCATATAGATGGTTGCGAGGCCGATGATATTATAGGTACAATAGTTACTATGAATCCAGATCCAAACAGAGATTACAATCATGAAAAGATCATGATAGTATCTTCTGACAGAGATTTCTTGCAATTACAAAAGTACAAGTTTGTAAGACAGTATTCGCCTCTTCTTAAAAAAGAGTTAGTAGAAAATAATCCTAGATTGTATTTACAAACTCATATTATCAAAGGTGACAAAGGCGATGGTGTACCAAATATCTTGTCTGACGATAATACTTTTGTCGAAGGCTTTAGGCAAACTCCTATGTCTAAAAAGAAGATAGATAATATTATACAGGATCTTGACGAAGGCGAATTATTATACGCAGCTTCTTGGTATCGTAACTATTGTAGAAACAAAAAATTAATTGATCTCACTGAAACTCCAGAAGATCTAAGAAAAGAAATTATAAATAGTTTTATAAGACAAGACGTTTGGAGTAATAAATTTAAGACGTTTAATTACTTAGTTGCCAAGCGTTGTAACAATTTGATTGAAAGTGTACAGGAGTTTATTTCATGAAACAGTATGTTTATGAAGTCTTAGAAGAAGTAACAAAAGCTCGAACTAAAGACGAGAAAATTAAGTTGCTCAAACAAAACGAAAGTTGGGCTCTTAAAGACGTTATAAGAGGCTCAATGGATTCTAAAGTAATGTGGAATTTACCTACGGGTTCTCCTCCATATACCGCATCTCCAGCTCATCACCACCCCGCAAATCTACTTAGAGAGAATACTAAGTTTAAATATTTTGTAAAGGGAGGCCCTGGTGACAAGATGCAGAAACATAAGAGAGAACAAATATTCATAGGAATCTTAGAAGGTGTGCATCCTGAAGATGCAAAAGTTGTTATTTCAATGATTAACAAACAAAATATAAAAGGTCTATCAAGACCTGTAGTAGAGGAGGCTTTCCCAGGATTATTACAAGACTGACTCTACTATTGTAGAAAGGCAGTAACATGGTACTAAAAATTGTTAAAGATTTAGATATTCAAGCTTCAAAGTTAAAAAAGAGAGGTAGAATTAATCGAATGAATAAAATTCTTAAAAGAAAAAATTTCATAGAAAAACAAATTAAAATAACAAAAGTACCGGAGGTTTACATTTCGACTTAAAGACAAATATAAATATTTACAAGCGAACTAAATTATGTTATAATATTATTATTTAAAGGTGATACATGAATATTTTTATACTAGATAAGAATCCCGTTAAAGCAGCTCAAATGCTTTGCGATAGGCATATTCCTAAGATGATTGTGGAATCTGCTCAAATGCTCAGCACTGCACACAGGCTACTTGACGGTAAGCCAGAGAAACGTAAGTCTCGGTCTGGAAAGACTATTCAAACTTACTACTCTTTCGGCGACATCCGTGATAATTTATATTATTTAGCAGTCCACAAGCATCATCCTTGTACAACATGGACCATGGCAAGTAAACAAAACTATGACTGGCATTACGGTCATTTTGCTTCTATGGCCAAAGAGTTTGAGTATCGCAGGAATAAAAAACACGTGACTTTTGAAAAGCTCGGTGTTATTCTCGCGGCTCCTCCGGAAAACATTCCGCATGTTGGACTGACTGAGTTTGCTCAGGCTATGAATCATTATCCGGATTGTAAAGTCCCAGGTGACGCGGTTCAAGCGTATCGTAACTATTATCACCAAGCAAAAGATTTTGCTAAATGGGAATGGAAAAGACCAGCCCCTGACTGGTGGGAAGGATATAAAGGTGCCTAAATATACGGTCAAGCCACTGAGTGGCGGTGAAGAATATGATATTGAATGTAAGTCAGCTGACTTAGATGAATATTTAAAAAGAAATGGATTAGTCAAAGTTATAAAGTTCCCAGGTATTGTATCACATCAAGGAAGTTTATTGTCTAAAACAGACAACGGATGGAAAGATAATTTGAAGAGAATAAAGCAAGCATCAGGAAAAGGAAACACTATAAAGGTATAAACAAATGAAATTCTTTTTAATAGTATCGTTCTTAATGACTAGTGCAGCAGTCGAAAGACCCATGTATGTATTTAAAAGTCCGTCTTTTGAATCTGAAAAAGAGTGCAAAGAGTACGTTAGTGTAATGTACATGAGAATATATCAACAAGCAGCAGCTTCTTACAACTATAGATATACACCAGAAGCAATTTATTGTATAACTACGGACGCTGTAAAGGACATATTTAAATATAATTATGAAAAACAAAATACAAAAAAACAAAAAATTTAACCATGAAACAATTGATATCGGATATAAAGATTTGGATTGCATCACTGCCAAATCTGGAAGAACTTATTCTACTCCTAATGGTGTGCAGTATCCTAGCATCACGACTGTTTTAAGTATACTCAGTGAAGACGCCATAAGAGCTTGGCGTGAAAGAGTTGGCGAAGAACAAGCCGAGATAGTAAGCGGTAAAGCTTCTAGGCGTGGTACAAAAGTACATGCGATTGTAGAAAAGTATTTAAGAAACGAAGATACTTCTGATTTCTTACCTCATATCAGACAAAGCCTTGAGAATCTTAAACCAGCACTAGATAAAGTTGGAACAATATATGGTTTAGAACTTCCACTATATAGTAGCCACTTAGGAGTTGCTGGCAGATGTGACTGCATTGCAGAATATAATGGTGTACCATCAATAATAGATTTTAAGACTTCAAAGAGAATAAAGAAAAAAGACAAGATACATAGTTACTTTGCTCAAGGAGCTGCATATTCTATAATGTGGGAAGAAAGAACTGGAATGTCAATTCCAAATGTCGTGATCGTCATGGACGTTGATCATGAAAAACCTTTGGTGTTCATAGAACATCGTGATAATTGGACTAAATTACTGAAAGATACAATAAATGAATATAGAACTAGAAAAATGTTCGGGCACTGAAATATCGCTCACTCAATGTCTCTTCTTGAGAACACTATTTGAAGAACTTACTCGTAATTATAATATGCCCGAAGGATCTGATATAGATACTATTAAGTGGTTTATAAAGAATGGCAATAAGTCTAATTCTCTTCGTAATGAATATAAAAGAGCTTTAAACATAGCGAAGATAATTAAGGAGTTTAGCGATGGCTGCACAAAAAAGACTAGAACCCGGAAGCAAGTACGCGTCTTTTGATAAAGACGGAGATGGTATTGTTACCGATGAAGAATTTGAAATGGAACAAAAATTGATACAGCTAGAAAATGAAGATAAAAAACAAGATGCACAAAGAAACATGGCTTGGTTTGCTTTGTTTGGCATGTTACTTTACCCTGCTATTGTTGTTGCTGCAACGTTATTTGGACTTGATAATGCTGCAAAAATACTAGGTGATATGGCTGCAGTATACTTTGTGTCTGTTGCTGCGATTGTAGCTGCATTTTATGGCAAAGAAGCAATCATGCAAAAAAACGGGATGTCTAAACCTAAAAAATAAAAAGGATTTATTTAATGAGTATTAATATTGAAGTGAGTATAGGCGAACTATTTGACAAAGTTTCTATTTTAGAAATTAAAAAAGAAAATGGAATAGAAGAAGCAGAAAAAGAATTAAATATTTTAAATGAAAAAATTGAAGATCTAACAGTCCCAATATACGTTCAAGGAATAGCACGCGCATTGAAAGCTATTAATTCAATGTGTTGGGAAGTCGAAGATAAAAAAAGAGAATGTGAAAGACAAAAAGACTTTAAAGAAGATTTTATACAAACTTCTAGAGCTGTTTACATTTTAAATGATGAGAGAGCCAGACTTAAAGGACTGATTAACAAGTACATGCAGTCAGATATCGTAGAATATAAAAATCACAGATCATATTAATGAAAATTTTATTGACTGGATCCTCAGGATTTATTGGATCTCACTATTATAATCATACTAAAAATAATAATCAAGTAACTCCAGTCGACTTAGTTGATGGAATAGACCTATGTGACTATCATGATTTTGAAGATCAAGATGTTGTAGTACATATGGCAGCAACTAATGGTACAAAGCTATTTTATGATATACCTACTGACGTATCATTTAATAATACATTACCAACATTCAATCTAATCAAGCGCTTTCGTGGAACAAGTACAAAGTTTGTTTTTACGAGCACTTGTGAAATTTTTAATGATACTATTAGTGATGGACACTATTCTATTCCAACTGACGAAAACGTGCCAGTGATGTTTAAAGACATTACAAATTCTAGATGGAGTTATAGTTTACCAAAAGCTTTAGGAGAAAACCTTGTTGCGAACAGCGATTTAGATTATTTAATTATTCGCTATTTTAATATTTATGGACCTAGACAAAAAGATCATTTTATAACAGAGTTTGTTGAGCGTTGTAAAAATGGCGAATATTATATTAATGGAAATGATACACGTAGCTTTTGTTACATAGATGATGCAGTTAATATGACTCATGAACTAGTCAAAAATCATTCAGGCTACACTGTTAACGTAGGTAGAAATCAAGAACACACTATTGAAGAAGTGGCTCTTATTATTATGGAATTAATGGGAATAAAGGATAAATTAGAAATTAGACCTGGGAGAAAGGGTAGCGCAACTAGACGTTGTCCTAATACAGACTTGATATATAAATTAACAGGATTTAATAACTATACACCTCTTCGCGTTGGTATGGAAAAAACTTTGGAGGATTTATTATGAAGTTTGGTATTTTAGGATATGGGTATGTCGGAAAAGCTACTCATAAAGGAATAGTTAAAGACAATTCGACTAGTATTTTTGACACTGCCTCTCATAACACTGAGGAACAATATAAAGATCTAGTGTCATGCGATACCGTGTTTATCTGTATTCCAACCGTCACTGATAAAGACATTGATATTATAATTGATGAAATTAAAAAACTAAAGAAAGAAGGTGTTGCTAGTATTATCATTCGTAGTACCTTGCCTCTTGGCGCAAACGATAAAATACAAGAATCTGTTGGAGACGTTATTTACATTCCAGAATTTCTTAGAGAAAGATATTGGGAAACAGATTGTTTAAAGCGTCCTTTAATCATAGGATGTAATGGTAATGTTCCTGATTGGCTGAAAAAAGAAGACCACATGGTTTGCTCTCATAAAGAAGCAGAGCTAGTTAAGATGTTTTCTAATAATTATAATGTTGTAAGAATAGCATTCGCAAATGCATTTTATGATTTATCGCAAAACGTCGGAGCGAACTATGATGTAGTAAAAGATATGTACCTTGCTGTAGCTCAAAAGCAAACGTATTTAAACATGCCAGGGTACGATGGTTCAAGAGGATTTGGTGGAAAATGCTTGCCAAAAGATCTCGATTTTTTAATTAATACTTTAGATGACTTAAATTTAGAACATGATTGGTTTAAAACTATTAGAGAGTTAAACAAAGGTTGGTCTAATAAATTATGATAGTATCAGACAGTAGAATTACGAACCCTAACGGAAAAACATTACGCCTACATCCTCTAGGAGATCGATGCTGCTATTGGATTTATTGTTATCAGTTGCATTTAATGCATTTGAAAAAAGTTAAAATCATGTACTTTAAAGACTTAAACTTTTTTCAAAAAATTTATAATACGTCAGAAGTAGATCATAATTTTAAAGATATTATTACAGATGAAATACATTACAATACACTTAAATCTGAAAAACTATGGAAGAATTATAAAGATCATCCAAAAGCTACAAATATTCAAGAGCCAGATGATATGACTGATATTCATATTCCTAAAAAGTATGTGGTTTGCCAATGGGACGCTCAACAGCAGTACCGTGTGATAGACGAAGATCGTAAACAAAAGATCATGAATTTTTATCGCGAATTAGGATACGAATTTGTAGTTATTGGAGGACAGGCTTCAAATATGAGAATGAAATTAGATCTTAACGCTATAGCTTACGTAATATCTAAAGCAGATTATTTTGTTGGTGCAGACTCTGGTATGATGAATTTAAGCAAACTAATTTTACCTATAGACAGAATTCACTCGTACGTAAATTTAAATTGGGAATCTACGAATAATAATAAACACGACCGCAGGCTAACAAGAGATGGAAGAAGTATTAGCGGTTGCATCCGATCATCCTATGTGATGGGTGCACCTATTAATTATTGTGAAAATTTAGACAATCCTATGGATTATTCAAAGCATCAGAGAGAGTATGTATGAGAGGACAGATAGTATATGTAAAAAATCACGCTAACTCAGAAAGACAAGCTCAAGAGTCTTATAATTCTTTTAATAAAAATGGTTGGGATGTAGAGTTGATAGAAGGAATTACTCGTCATACTGTTGAAGACACTAAAGAATTTAAAGAGCTTGAAATAATAGCTGAAAGCAGACTTTACAATTTTGAAAAAGAAAACTACAATAAATTTTTAACAAAAGTAAGTTGTGCGATTAACCACGTTAGATTTTGGAAAAGAGTAATAGATGAAAATGAGACACTGGCTTTTCTTGAGCACGATGCAATTAGTATTATGGACCCTGGTAATTTACAGTTTGACGAGTACTTAATACTAAATGCAGAGTACGTATTTAAACCACCAAGCAAGTTAAATTTAAATCAATTTAAAAATTACGAATGGTTAGGCTTCGGTGTAAAGCATTTGCCAGAAAATTACCCACTTAAATATTACAGAGAAAATATATGGAAAGATTCCTTAATGGTCCCAGGAACAGGAGCTTACGCGATAACGCCTAAAGGAGCTGAAAGAATGCTAGACACCGTCGATATATTTGGTATCGATCAGTCTGATTATATGTTGAACAGTTATAATATTAATATTCAATATGTTCTTCCAAGTCCTGTAAAATTTAATTTAGTCAACTTAAATACTTCTCATGGAACTTAATCTTGTACGAATTTTTTACGACATTTCCAGAAAGACACAAATTCGGATTTAATCTTACAAATACAGCAGAAAAATATTTACCAGACTCTGCAAAATTAGTAGTATATTATGAAGGTGAAACTTTACCAGAATCAACTTCAAAAGTTGAATTTGTAAAATTCGATCCAACCGCCTCTAAGATTTTCTGTGAACGCGCTGTTTTATTTCAGTCTAACAAAATACCTCCTCTTACAAAAGTTAATTCTCCAGAGTACATCAGTCGCCAATATTACATGTGGGACGCAAAAAGATTTTGTTGGAAATCTTACTGTATGATTCAGCACATGAAAAGAACTTCAAGTAAACATACTATGTGGATTGACTCAGACGTCGAGTTTAAAAAACAAATTACAGAAGAATGGATTAAATCTTTGATTAACACAGAATGCTATGGATCTTTTTTAGATAGACCAAATAGATACACTGAAACAGGATTCTTATATTTTGATACTACACATTCATACCATAAAACTTTTTGGCAAGACATGTGTAAGTTATACGATGATTTAGAATTATTTAATATATCTAATGGCTGGATGGATTGTCAGGCCTATGACTATTGCAGAAAAAAAGCAGAATCAAGTGGCGTAAAGTTTTTTAATTTAGTAAGGCCTGAATTAAAAGATATTTCATGTGAAGTTTGGGAAAAGTCTTTTTTAAAAGATTATTCAGTTCATTATAAAAGCACGCACAGAGAAAAAACTTAATTATAATGTTACCAACTTTGTTTGCAAGATATAAGTCACCAAGGCAAGATCACGCTGTATATTATGAAAATGAACTTTTTGATAAAAGACTAAAACCAATTAATTTATTACAAGTAGGAGCAGATTCAACTTTACAATCTTGGTTAAAGTATCTTCAAAAATCCAATATCTATTGCATAGATAATTTTACCAATAAAGATCCAAAAGATTTTAAATTTTTAAGTGAACAAAGATTATATTGGTCTAGGTGCGACGTAAATAACAGAAAAAACGTTGATGATATTATGAAAAACGTGTGGAATAAACCTAGGTTTGATATTATAATAGATAATACTAATAATTATGAAAATCTTAGAAGACATTGCATTGGTAAATATTATTTAGAGAATAAAGATAAAGTGATAAAAATATGAGTTTAAGAGGATATATTATAGGTGATGGTCTTAACGAAACTTCTAATAATGCTATAAATAAATGTTTTTCTTCTTTATGGAATACTCAAAGTGATGTCATACTAGAATATTTTAAACAGACTTCTCCTGAAACTTTACAAGAAGATATAAAAAAAGATCTCTTCCCTATGAAGTGGAATTATCCACTCAATAACGAATCTAAAAAAGACGAAGAGTTTGGTATGGTGTTGAAGCCATATCGAACTAATAGCATGGAAAAAGTATTTGCTTGTACTATATCACATGCAAGACTTTGGAAACTATGTGTAGAAACATCAGAAGAAATTATGGTGCTAGAGCATGATGCTATCTTTACGAGAAAGATAGAAAAATTTGATTGGGAAGGCGGTGTTATAGGATTAAACGATCCAAGAGGTGCTACGCACTCTTCTGGAAAATATCATAATATAGTATCGAGCAGCCATGGAATTAAAGATGCGCCATGGGTAGGAGATCCGCTAAGTATGCCACAAGGATTAGCTGGAAATTCTGCATATATAATAAAGCCATATTTTGCAGAAAAACTTTTAAATAAGTTAGAAGAAAAAGGTGGTTGGCCAAATGATTCTATAATGTGTAAACAATTTTTTAAAAATGAACTTAAAGTAATTTATCCGTACTACACGACAGTTCAAGGAGTGCAATCAACAACAACGTTATGAATTTAGTATTTCAATATTACATGCCGTATGAAGCTAATGACGCGCATCTAGGTGGAGTTCAAATTCCAGATTGGGCTAAAGCTGGTTCTGAATCTGCAAAAAAATATGCTAAACACTGCGGTGCTGAATACATGTTGGACCATGGTAGGTACTTCAAACATTTAGATCCAAGACTAGATGCTTTAAAAGTTATATATGATCCTCAATATGATAAGTATGAAAAGATATTATCTGTTGATTTAGACATGCTATTTAAAACAAAAGACAATATTTTTGACATTAACATTGGCGATGTAGCTATGGTACATGAACTCGGAATACATGTATCGGCTGGAGGTTGGATGCGAAGAGTTATGGAATCACCTGGGCATGAAAGAGGAATAATAGCTTATGGCAAAAAGCTTTTTGGTAAAGACTGGATGTTTCCTAAGTCTAAATTGTATCCTCAAGAAAAATTTAGATATATGAATGGTGGTATGCAATTATGGAGTAAAGAAGGTAGGCATAAAGCCAGAGAACTATTTACTTCAGTTGACGATTATTACATGCACACTCGATATACAGAACAAATGTATTTAAACTTGCAATTATCTAATCCAAAGTTTGACGTAACAGAATTAGATTGGACTTGGAACAGTTTAGCAACTAGGCAGTGGCCAGCTAATAACCCTAAAGGAAAGTTTCAACACTTTATAAATTCATCGAAGTTTAATATGCCGAGAATGTTATGATTACCATAATCACTGAAATGACAGACGAAAAATTATTTAAAACGTATTGGATGCCTTTGATCTGTAAATATAGAGAATTTAAATTTATATTTGCTAAAACTGAAGGACTTAATCACCCTTTTATGAATGATTGGTCTAATGTTTTATTTGCTCCTACAAAAAGTTTAGAAGAAGTTATAGAGCATGCCAAAACTAAATTTGTATACTTGACAAAACAAAATGAAATACCTACATATGAATTAATGGTAAAACTTAGAAAGCCTGAAGATGGATTAATTCCAAAGATACATAATACAGATAAACAAAGTAATTCTGTAATGATATCAAAAGAAAATTATAATAAAGTTCCAACTTATGTTGGTGACATAGGAACATATGTAGTATGATAAGCTACGTTATAACAATGTTAAATAATTCTAAATCTGTTGATGCCTCAGAACGATGTATAAAATCAGCAAGCGGGTTTGGATACGATCCTTTTATTTTTAAAGCAATTACGCCTGAAGATAATCCTGTTGAAATGTTTAGAAAGGAAAAGTTACCACTTGATAAGTTTAAAGCAGATTCTAAATATTCTAGACTTGAGCCATGTATGTGCTGTTTTTTATCTCATAGAGAATTATGGAAAAAAGCCGTTAAAAGCGGTAATGGCATATTAGTTTTAGAACACGATGCAATATTTAAAAATTATTTACCTGCTGAATGCGCATTTGAAGATTTTGTAAATTTAGGAAAACCTAGTTATGGAAAATATATGATTCCAGAAAAACAAGGGCTGTATAATTTGTTTTCAAAAGCCGGAGGTTATTTACCCGGTACACATGCATATTATGTTTCATCAAAGGCAGCACAACGACTGTTAGATTGGGCACGAGTAAACCCAGCACCTGTGGATTTATTTTTAAATAAGAATAAATTTCCATGGATAAAAGAATATTACCCATGGCCAATTATAGCGGATGATGATTTTACAACAATACAAAAAGTTGAAGGAAGTTTAGCAAAACACAATTATGGAGAATCATATGAAATACTATGATAAAGCATTTATAACAGGTTGTGACGAAAATCACGAATGGATGCTTGAATGGTTTTTTAAAAATTATAAAAAGCATATGAAAGATGTTCCACTTATATTTGCTAACTTTGGTTTATCAGATAAAGGATTAACTATAGTTCGTGAAAATGCACATGCCGTAATGAATTTAGAAACATTTGACGAAAAAGGTTGGTTTAAAAAGCCTTTGTCCATGTTGAAATCTCCGTCGAAAAAAACTGTGTGGATAGATTTAGATTGCGAGATACGAGATGACATAAGTAACTTGTTTAACATGTTAGTTCCAAATAAGTTAAATATGGTAGAAGATAAACCTTGGACTATGAGAGGAAAAGAGTTGTGGCATAACTCAGGAGTTGTTGGATTTATTGATAAACCAGCTATATTATATCAATGGGCAAAGGCAATAAGAGACGCTCCTGTTAAAGGAGATCAAGAAGTGTTGCACTTAATGCTTAATCCTATTACAAAAATAGCGCATATAAATGATCTGCCAAATGAGTATAATGTGCTAAGATTACAAACTGAAATTGATGGTTATGATGGTCCTATAAAAGTTATGCACTGGACAGGAGCAAAAGGAAAAGATAAGATAAAGGCTATGATATGAAAAGAGTAGTACAATTAGTTGGAAATGGCGATAACGCTTCTTTATTTTTTAAAGAACCAAGACCTGGGATGAAGTTAACGTGTAACCTTCCACCTTTTAATGTAGCTGGAACTTATGCTTCGGTCATAGTTGATTTTAAGATGATGAAGGCGATGCAAGAAGGATCTGTAATAATCCCAGGCGATTGGATACTTGGAATGAGACCTAAGATACACATGGAAAATAATCCTACATTTCATATAAAATACTCTAAGCAAGTAAAAGAATTTTACACGGTTCTTCCAAAGTACGTAGCAAATTATACAGACTTTAACTGTGGTCACATGGCGTGTCATTATGCAGCTAACAAAGTTAAAGCAGATGAAGTTCATCTTTATGGATTTGATTCTATATTTGACTTTAATCTAAGAAGTTGTTCAGATTTTTACCTTGGTTCAGATAGAGGTAACATGAATAATAATAGATTAGCCAATAACTGGAGGCCAGTGTGGGAAAACATGTTCAAAGAGTTTCCAAACACAAAATTTATCTTGCATCATGTTCATGATGCTATTAAAATAAATATAGGTAATAACGTTGAGATAGTCACTTACGATTCCAAAGCACAAGTACCACAATACGGATAATTAACATGTTAAGTGTAAAATCGTTTACATTTGCATAAATGTGTGGTATAATAGAACTATAATTGAAAAGGAGTCTAATATGGCTAAGAAAAAATCTAACGTAATTGATTTTAAAAAAGCATCTTTAAAAAAATTTAACGAAGAAAACGAAATAGTTTTTACTGTTGACGATCAAACTTATTCGCTTGGTGAAATGGTTCATCAGGCTCATAATGATAATGGTATGGAATTTATATTTAAATTAGAGGAGACTGATGATAGTGATGAAACCATTCACTGAGGTAGACTTGTTAAAAAAGCAATTAGCTGAAGAAACTAAAGAGAAGTACGCTTTATATAAGCGTATTAAAGAACTTAATGAAGAAATCAAAGCCCTTAAAAATAAGGGCGATGATTTAAGTGGTCCTGAATATATTCAAAGGCATAGAACATAATTAACATGTTAAGTGAAAAAATTCAAATAAGTGAAAAAAAACGTTTACAAAGCTAAAAAAGTATGGTATAATATATCTATAAAATGGAAAAAGAAATGATAAAAAGAATAGGAGAAAATCAAAATGACATAGCTACAAGTAACCGACAGGGTGTTGTGATGGACAATGAGATAACGAGAAGCACACCGGGATTTACAGGTTTGGTACTACCCAGGGAATCAGCGTCGGAATGTAAAACGTATCCCACTCTATCATGGGGCCGATTGGTCGGTAGAGTGGATGTCTTGACAACGGCCCCAAAGAATTTGGAGATGGCAAATGCCTAGTCCATCCGAAATACAATCAATGCTTCCACTATTTCTACAACTCCTCTTCTTCGCGGTAGCTGGAGCATTGATTGTAGGCGTATTTTTTTCTATAGTTGGCTTCTTCTTTCGTAACGCTCTTATAATTATGATTATCGTAGCTTTATTATTTGCAGTCAACTATGGTTATATTGATTTAACACAGATATTTGGAGTTGCTACATGACAATGCATTTAATGCCGATATATTATAATAACAATAACAGTAAAAAAAGAAAGCAACCTTTTAAAAAACCAGGGTGGCAAAAAGCTCAAGCCGAACATGATGCATGGCTCATGAAACGTGGTGTACACCCGTCACAACTTAAAAACAAAACAAAGAACGCAGGAATCAAGGCTCCTAATTATAAGGAGCATTCACGAGCTCTACCAACTAGTGACTACACAGGTCCTATAGTTGGTAAGTCCAAACAAAATACTTACACCGGTACCTTTATCACTGGTATAGCCACTATGCACAAATCAAATATGGTACCTGTAAGTAAAAATGCTGACGCAAAAGAATATGCAACGATGAGACGTAATTAACATGTTAAGTGAAAACTTGTTTACAAAGCTAAAAAAGTATGGTATAATGTATACATTAAATAATTGAATAGGAGATTTAATATGGTATACACTTTTAAACTTAATTACCCAAACGGCACTTCCGAATATTTTAACCTTACATTTTTACAATTCTCAAAAGAATTAAATCGTTTACAAAAATTTTATAATAATAAACTAACTTTTAAAATACTCGAATTATCATAATTCGAGTATTAATTAACATGTTAAGTGAAAAAATAAAAAAAACGTTTACAAATACAAAAAAGTATGATAGAATATAAGTATAATAAAAATTTAGGAGTTGAAATGTATAATTATAATAAAATCATCGATCAGTTAGAAGCAATGTCGCCAGCTCATCAAGATGAGTTTGCTCAAAGATTACTAGAAAGAAATAGTGGATTGGCCGTTACTTTATCTACTAAGATCAACATTGCTCATCAAGATAAGTATTACACTGATACTGAAGCAATGCATGCTTCATTAGAAGCTAGAGGTCATGTTGGTTTTGACCAAGGAAGAAAATTAGTTGCTGAGGAGTTAGGAATATAATGAAGAATCCTATAGCAAAATATTTAATGTGTGCTTATGCATATTACGAGTTGGATAAGTCACTTATCTCAGATACAGAGTTCGATATGTTAGCAAAAGAGATACTCGATAACTGGGATAACATCGAGCATATGCACAAATACTTATTAACAAAAGATATGTTACAAGCAGGTACATATTTAGGAGAGTACCCCACCATGGTACGAATGGCAGTCGGAAATTATATGAAGGAGTTGAATAATGGGATTAACCGCACTTAAAGGCAAAAAGCTTAAAAAGAAAACAATCAGATCTAAAGCACGTACTGGCTTAGCTGGTGTACCAATTGAAAAAGGTTTTGATTTTGTCAAAAACTATTTTCATTTAGAAGTAGATAAAAAAGACTGTATCAGTCAAGTTAAAACATGGGTTAAGAAAAATCATGGACCATACGCTAAATATATCTTATCACATCCAGAATACATGTTTGCTATGACTCACGATGCTGCTACTGCTTTCTGGTATAATAATGACATTCATAAACAATACGGTGAAAGTGCAGATAATAAAAAGGCTGTAGAGTTCTGGTCTTCATTAATGGACAAGACTATATTACTTATTGAATCTGGTAAAGAGATTTATAATAAGAAAAAACAAGAACAAAAAGCAAAAGCTAATATTATATCTATCTCGCCACAAATGAGATTAGAAAGAAAGATTAAAAATACTATAATGCAAGAATTACTTGAACTAGAAGATCAGTGGATAGAGGGCGAGGATGCCACTATTAATCTTTATGATAGATTCAAGTATCACGGCTTAACAAATACTGCAATAAGTCACGTTAAGCCTCAGGTTGAGGGGTGGCTTCTAGATTATGAAGATGCCTATTATAAAAGATGTGAACAGGCTGTTGAAGGCTACTCCCATGTGAAAAAGTCATCCCTCAAACACCGAATTGACGTATGTAAGTCTATGCTAGAAGATATGGAAAGAGTTAAGTCAGCTTCGAAAGCTACTAGAACAATTAAGATTAGTAGACCAAAAGCTGCAGATAAACAAATATCTAAGTTACAATATAAGAATCTTGATGACGAGTACAAGATCGTGTCAATGCATCCAATATTAATTATTGGTAAGAGAAGACTGTACACGTTTAACACAAAACACAGAGAGCTCAACATGTACTATACTGACGATCCAAAAGGATTTCAAGTATCAGGTTCAACTTTAAAAAGGTTTGATAAAGAGCAATCTATAAAGATTAGGTTGAGAAAACCTAATGACATTCTACCTTTGGTACTGAACAAAACTCCTATTCAACTCCAAAAAGAGCTATCAGCTCTTAAGACCAAAGTTCAAGTACCAAATGGTAGAATCAATAAAGATACATTATTATTAAGAGTTTTAGACAAATGAAGTTAGAAGATCAATTTTTAACTAAGTCTAAATTTACAAAGCTTATCGAAAAAACGGTAGCCGAACTTAAGATTCCATACATGGATGCTATCATCAAAGTGTGTGAAAATAACGAGATCGAAATAGATGATGTAAAGAAATTTGTATCACCTGTTATCAAAGATAAGCTTGAGGCAGAGGCAATGGAACTTAACTTCTTACCAAAGAAGAATTCCATTGACGAGTCTTTATTTGAATAGTGTATATATAGTAATATACACTGTTAATACTTCAGTCAATATTTCAGCAATAAGGAGACAATACGATGTCATTTGAAACTTTAAAGCGCAATAGAGGCGCGAACATTTCCAAAATAGTACAAGC